GAGGCCGCCGGCCCATCCAACCCGCCGACTGAGACAAGGAACGCAGCTTAACAACTAAAGAACAAAATCATGGCAACAGTAACCGCATCTTACAACTGGGTCTCAGGCGAGACCGTCACCCCCGCCAAACTAAACACGACCGCCGCGCCGACTGTGGTGGTCGCTGACAACGAGGTCACGACCGCGAAGATTTTGGACGCCAACGTGACGGACGCAAAACTTGCCGCAACGCTGAACTTGAGCAGCAAGACGGTCACGCTTCCGGCCACAATCTCTCTTCCGGCGGGAGCGGTGATGTCTTTCGCCATGAACAGCGCCCCCGCTGGCTGGCTGGCAGCAGACGGCACCGCCGTAAGCCGCAGCACCTACGCCGCGCTCTTCGCCGCCATCAGCACGACCTATGGCGCGGGCGACGGCAGCACGACCTTTGCGCTGCCGGATCTACGCGGCTACTTCGTGCGCGGCAGCGGAACCAACGGCGACGGCACGGAGGCAGGGACGTTCGGCGCTAAACAGGCGGATGCCTTTAAGAGTCACACGCACGGCTATACCGACCAAATCGCTGTCAGCAATGGACAGTTTAATGTAGCTGGAGGAACCGGACAGGACGGAGCAAGTGACCTTGCGCGAACAACGGGTTCCACTGGCGGCACCGAAACCCGACCAAAGAACATCGCCATGCTCTATTGCATCAAGTTTTAGGCATGACCCCATGGCAAAAAGCAAAAGCATGGTGGGACAACCACAGCACGCAGGACTTCTGGGACGCAGTCGGCGAGCATTTGTCGGCGGGCTATGTGTGGAACAGCCCAAGCTGCTTCATGCTGGCCAAAGCCTGCCGGTGGAACGCAGAGGAGCAACAATTTGAAAGCGGCGAGCCGAACACTTGGTTCGTCACTCTGGCTGCTGGCTCTGCTGGCACAAGCTGCGTGCGGGAGTGCCTTCGCGTGGCGCCGCATGCGCACCCCTATGTGGCCTGGTGCCGCAGGGGGAGCTTTGAGCCGCGAGTATACTCAATGGAACAACTAATGAAGAAAGTAGGAGGACAATAATATGGGTGGATCACCTTCAATGCCAGCACCACAACCGCTGCCACCGGCACCGGCGCCGATTGATTACGATAAGATGGCCGCCGCGAGCATTCGCGTGGCTAAGGCCCAGAGCGAAGAGCAGGAGGCGATGATCAAAAGGTTATACCCTGAGTATACCAAACTGCAGTTCGACACCGCCGACCAACTCGCCGGCAAGCTAGACAACGAATACCTCGCCCGCACGCGCGGCGTGGTTGGCGAAGAGCTGACGGCGGCGAGCACACCGAATGCTATCGAGGCGAGGCTCATGCAGGATGCGGAGTCGGAGCTGGCCCTTGGCCGCTCGCTCTCCCCGGAGCAGATGCGGGACGCCACCCAGTCAGCTCGGGCGGCCTTTGCGGCGCGCGGGCTTGGCACCTCGATGGGTAGCAGCGCGGCTGAGATTCTTAACCGGGATGCCTACGGCACCGCGCGGCAGGACCAGCGGCGTGGGTTTGCCGCCGGCGTGAACCAGATGGACCTTGCTCGCAGACAGCGGCGGGTTGGATTGGCTGGGGCTTATGGCGACCTTGATCCGTTTCGGCAGGCTATTGGGCCGGCGTTTGGGCTGGGCTCGCAGACGCTTTCCACCACGACCGGACAGGTGAACAGCATCTTCGGTGGTTCGCTGCAACAGGCGGGCAACGTGGAATCCTTCAACACGAATATGGCCATGAACCGCTACAACTCGGTGCTCAACAACAACGCCGCGCTGCAAGGTGCGGGCATGCAGGCGGGCGCGTCCAGTCAGGCCGGCATGATGGGCATGATCGGCTCGGGCGTGGGCGCGGCCGTGGGCATTGGCGCTATCGCAATCTAATGGAGCTAATCAAAGAGACTTGTCGGCAGGTGGAGCGTTGGCTGGATGCCAGCGTGAATCCGGTTGTCCTTTGGTCGGGCGGCAAGGACAGCACGGCGATGCTGCACCTCATCCGCTACGAGGTCGGAGCCAAGCTGCCGGTCATCCAGTGGCGCGAGCCCCGGTTCCGCAGCCGCTACGCCTTCAGCGACCGGCTGGCCAATGCGTGGGACTTGGAGATGTATGACTACGCTCCGCTGGACTACATGCTGACGGACGGCTTTGACATCGAGACCGGCGCCCCGCGCTTTGACTTTGTGAAGCTCTACCAGTTTGGACAGAAAGCCTTGGCCCTCTGCCTCGGCACCGAAGAGCCCAAGCCCGAAGAGCTGGCCAGCGGTCGCTACCTCTGCGGTCTGGACGCCCTGCGCCGGCCGACCGGGACGTTTGAGTTTCCTTGGGACAGTGCGTTCCACGGCCAGAAGTCGGCCGACGTGGACTTGATCAAGGGCCAAGTGCCGCTCGCCCAAGACGCCTTGGTGCAGGCTGGCGTGCCGACACAGTTTTATCCGATGCGCCACTGGTCGGATGCTGACGTGTGGAACTACCTTGAGGCGGCCGGCGTGCCCAACGACGAGACCCGCTACGAGAAGGCGGACGGCGTGTGGCAGCACCGCAAGGACAAGTCGGCCAACTCGGACTACTTTCCGGTCTGCTGGAACTGCGTGAACCGCCACCTCGGCGACACGGTCTGGTGCCCAAAGAATCAATGCGAGACGAACAACATATCTCATCTGGCTCCCTATGTGGACCTGACGAGCGAGGCGCAGGGGTTCCGCCCGACGTGGGAGACTTCGACTGTCAACGGTGTGGGGCATGCTGCTCTCACAAGTGGTCCTGGCCTGTCCTGCGACGAGACCGAAGCGATGCTGTCGGCATCCCGCAATGGATGCTGCGCGACGACTACCCATTAATGAAGACAACCAACAGCAGATGCGTGGCGCTGACCGGCAAGGTCGGCTGCGAGGTGGGCTGCTCAATTTACAACAACCGACCGAATGCCTGCCGCGCGTTTGTGCCGGGATCAACGCTGTGCCTTGAGGCAAGAGCGGCGGCAGGAATTAAATAAAAGGAGAACAAAACTATGTTTGCATTTAACCCAGGTAATGAGGATGAGAGTGGGAGAATTTTAGGAGGCGCCGTGGTGGGCGCAGCCAACACTAGAGCCAACGCGCAGATGAAGCTGGCGGATGACATTGGGTCGTCGCTGGTGAGTTTGGCCGGAGCCTTTGGCGACGCCGGCGAGATGGCATCTCAAGGTGATTCAGCCTACGAAGCCCTCGGCGCCATCGGCGAGATGTATCCCGGCATGAAGAGCACCTACGGCGCCCTCGGCAAGATGGACTCACGGACTCGCCGCATGGCGTCCATGAGCATCCTCGATAACCTCGGTGCTGTTTCGCAGCTCGGGATTGCTGGGCTGAACAACCAGACGCGCACAGCGCAGCAGGGCTTGTCGGCGCGGATGCCTGACCTGCGGAATCAAGCTGCAGCGCAAGCTCAGGTTGCCGGCGGCCAGGGCCGCGTTATGGCGTACCCCTCAAAAGTCAATATGGACGTAGTTCCAACCAACTAATCAACATGCCCCCACGCAACAACCAACTGCCCCCGCCGGTCGAGCCGGACCTCCCAGCCTTAGAACCCGGCGAGGAGGCCGTGCCTCTGGACGCCATGGACGACATGAATGGCGTAAGCGGAATGGACTACGGAACGCCGGACGATGTCTACAACGATGTCGCTGCTGAGCCATTGCCGCAGACCGGCATGGGCTTTGACTTCAATGCGCTCAACGTGCAGACCCGCGAGGACTTTGATGCGCTGCCATTGGAGCAGCAAGAGCTGCTCAAGGCGATGAAGCGGGGCGTGCAGTTCACGCCGGAAGGTGCGGCGCAGTTTGTACTCAAGCAGCAGGAGTCGCGTATGCAGCAGCAGCAGAAGACGGCCATGATGCAGGCCGATCCGGTGCGGCAGGAGCAGACGCGCAAGCTGAAGACTGAGGCGGACATCGCTGAAGAAAACCGAGCGCGGTCGATACAGAAGACGCTTGATACGGCGTCCTACATGGATGACTTGCTGG